CGGACACAGACCTTGTGGGGGGCCCATTTAATTACTCTCTCTCCAGACGAAACCAAAGCATCGTCCCCATAAACGCCAAGACGAAGGTCATTCCCTGCATGCAAACTCTCAAATATAGAAATATACATAATCCAGTTGCAAAGGGAGCCAACAACGCTCGTCCATGCGCTTCCACTTGGGATACCAACATTCATTCTGTAAACAAAACCACCGGGCAAGAAAACGATCTTGCACAGGAATCTCTGAATACAGGTTACAAAATAATCGGTATAGAATTGATCCTGCGGGAAACAAGACCTGATTAATCCAAAAGCTGCAACAATGACCTGTTCGGGAACACAGGAATCGTACTTTGACCAATCAAGAGACAAAGTATTTCTTCCTCCAAACATTTCTTGCAAGCGGAGATATCCTCGTTTGCTCGGATTGAAGCCCAAGAAGATTTCACCCCGAACATCCATTACCATCTGAAGAAATTGCTGTGAGGCAACTAAATCTATCTGGTTGTCTGCATCTTCGGGCATGAGAATCGATCTCGAGCTGACAATCTTTCCCTCTTCGATTACATCTCTTTTCTCTCTCCCACCCAGCGAATAACACGCCGGGTAAAAGACAGGCTTCTTCTTAGTTCTTATTTCATCAAGTCTTATCATCGCGACAGCACAAGTAAATCTGTTCACATTCTTCCTAGTCCTACCCATTGAACTCGAAAGAAAACCAGGGTTAGCTTTTGGATTCACATGGACTCCGTAAACGTCTTCTGGTTTAAATCCGGGGCAATGTCTAAATTTCAGTCTATCAAAATGTTTTCCAATATATCTCATCAGTTGAGTGTGAGAAGGGGGGTTGGTTGGTGGATCCTGTGTGTAACGTTCAAGTTGTACCCTATTCGTTTTGAATGATCCCATTACTAGTATCTTATTCGCACTAAAGGTATCAACTTTGTCACGTCCGGCAAAGTTTCCATATTTAGTTGACTCCTCCTCCCACTCGAACTTTGGGTTCTGAAACTTCTGAGGTCTATCGGGGACCAAAATTGGTGTCCTAGTCAAGAACTTCACAGAGTTTTGTGATGTTAATGGTCCAAGGGCTTCATTTATTTTCTTATCTTTCTCCTCCAAAATTTCTAACTCATCTTCGACTTCGAATTCTAA